ACTCGCGCTTCACGAAAGCTGGTTTTCTCTAGAAACCCGCAAAACTGCTATCATCACCCCACTCTATAGAAAGGAAGATCTAATGTACCTGACCAGCACCCCCGAGGAAGAAGAAGCTTTCCGTGACCTGGAAATACTCTCGCGCAGTAAAAAGTCCTTCGAATTTGATCGCCACCCAGCTGATGTTCAAACCGAGTACAACATCTACAAAAAAGGCACGAAAGAACTTCAACAAAAGCTCGCCGAGTTAGAGGCCAGCTACTCTATCGTCTGCGAACACAGCATCAAACTCGAAAAGTCCCTCAAAGAGGCCCAACGTCAACTCGACCAGTGCCAGAAATCATGGCTCACGGCCCTGCTCATGCGCCTTAAACTGATGAAGTGAGGAGACCACCATGGCAACCAAAGCAGAATCCCAAAAACAGGCCGAGGACATCCTCAAACGGGTCGAACACTTCTTCATCCACAACAAGGAATCCTCAACCGGGATGGTCATCCTATCCAGCATGAGCATCTCCACCATCGAATCCGCCATCCGCAAACTCTACCTGTCCGGCCGACTCGTCAGAAGACTCGTCTGCCTCGCAGAAGGCAGCTCCAGAGAAGTTTGGGCCTACCGAATCGCGGACCAAGAACCAAGCCTCATTACTTTCGCACCAGAACCCCGTAGGTCTAAAGTACCCTCCAAACCCCGAAACAGGGATCGAAGCAAAGAACATTCCTCCCGATCTGCAATTTCCCACGATGCATGGACCATGGACCAAGAGCCAGAACACTACAAACTCCTGCGCACCCTCCCCCTGCCACCATTCGAGGGCTACCCGGAATTCGAAGCAGCATGAAATGCCCCAACTGCTCCTCTAAGACAGAACAGGCCCTGGAGTCGCAATGAAATGCCCAAGCTGCGGTCAAAAAACCCGGACCATAGACACCCGCCAATACATTGAACCCAACGCGGACTTCTACTGGGTCTTCCGCCGCACTAGATGCGGTGAATGCCTGACTATTACCCGCACAGTCGAAGTGCCCCAAGAAACATGGACCAAGGTCTTCGACTTTTACAACGCCAACCAACCCTCTGAACCCGAAAAGGATGACCAAAATGCTTAGACCCGCCATCTTCTCTACCGACGAGCCGCCAATTGATATCGTTGATATCACCCTGAAGGAATACATCAACAGTCTTCGCCGACGAATCGAGGTCCAAGCCTGCCAAATGGACGCCCTCGCCCAACAGGTCAACGAAGCCCGCAAAGTCCGAAACTCCATCATCGAACTCTTTTACCGCAACGTGCGCCAGCTCCAGGCCGACATGCACAACCTCAACAATCCCCAAAAATGAAACGCAAACCCCCAGATCCACCAAAAGACGAAGAGGAGCCATCCGAATACCCAGGACTCCTGCAGCTCTTTCGCATCAAAATTAACGACATCGACTACCTACTATTCGGGCCCATTCTTACGCTTAACCCCGAAATCCTCACGTTGAACATCCAAAATTTCCAACTTGGAGAAATCATCCCGGCCGAAACCTTACTACGATCACTACGCCTGATCGCCAGACGGGAAACCGAAGAACGAACCAAGGAGCGGATGCAATGAGGCAAGAAGTTGTTATGAATCAAGGGGTTAGTCAGTTTCGTGCCGGAATTTACGGGGCCTTGCGCCGGAATTTAGGGAGGGGGCTTACGGCAAATGGGGCTTTACATAGACTGCTGGCTAGAATTTGAAAAAAATATTTTTTTTTGTGGGAATAGACGTAATAGACGTAATGACGTAATAAGTGAATGAAATCAATAGGTTACGACTACACATCTCATCACGGTATGTCTACAGACGTAATTCTTATAAAAATCGCGCGCACTTCTTTTTTGAGAAAAAAAAAACTTACTCTTGGGTAAAAAACTCTATAGGAACCTGAAAAAATGAACAAAGGCGGCCGTCCAACCCGGATCAGCAAGGTCTTGACCCAGAAAACCATCCCAAAGACCGTTGCGGGAGCAGTAAATGACAAATTAGCGGCAATTGTCCCCAAGTTTGAAGATCAAAATAAGCCCTTATCCCCTAAGGAGTGGAAATTTGTACAGGAGTTTGTCGCGGGGTGCGGCGAAGTTTCTTTGAAAGAGGCCGCGATCCGTGCTGGTTACACCGAGGACCGCGCCAATCAGACCGGCAACGACCTGACCAATGCCAAAAAAAACCCGCACATTGTTGCTGCGATACAGGAATACCGAGGTCAGCTGGCCGCGAAGTATGGAACGACATACGAACGGCATATGCGGGATATGCAGACCATACGTGACGCAGCATTAGCGGCGGGGGCATACGGCGCTGCCGTACAGGCAGAGTATCGACGCGGACAGGCCCTGGGCACGATTTACGTGGACAGGAAGGAAATCCGCCACGGTACGATTGACTCAATGAGCCGCGAGGAGGTCGAGCGCAAGCTGGCAGAACTAAAAGCCTTGTATGGCGGACCTCCGCCTAAAGAGATCATTGACCTTCCCATGAAGGAAGTTGGCAAGTCCCTTGAAGTGGACCCGCCGTTCGACCCCACACAAACCTTAAAGGATTTAAGTGAAGCCAGAGCAATCCCTGTACAACCGGCTCAGAGAGAACTTACCCTTGAGTCGGATGACCCGGATTGAGTCCCGCGTCAATCTTGGCATCCCTGATGTTCTGATTGCGTTTCGTAAACCCGCTAAGTTCGTGATGCTTGAGCTGAAGGTTGTAAAACGGGGTAGGCAGGTTGCTTTGAGCCCGCACCAGGTTTCCTTTCATATGGCGCATGCGGAAATTGGGTGCCCGACGTTCATCCTGGTTCAGTATCACCCGCCTGGGACGGTCAATGTGGCAAAAGCAGAACTTATGCTGTACCGCGGCGGGCAGGCCGCGCCGTTGCTACGTGACGGGATTGACCTTGAGCCGTTAGAGTCCTGGCCGGCCAGCGGTCCAATCTGGAACATGATGCACTTGCGGTTGACGGAGTCTCAAAACAAGTTATAGTGGCGACTCGGGTTCAACGGTTGCGCCCGACTCAGAAAGGAGAAAGTGATGATTTTGGTTACGAAGACTTGGGAAGAAACGACCTACGACGAGGACGGTGACCCCCTGATCGATGATGGAGGGTTTGAATTTGAGGATGAGCCCTTCGAGTTCCGTCACTTGGTTGACGAGCTGCGGATGCACCCGATGCCCTCATCCTGGCCGTTAGAAGGCTCCACGTTCGAGTGGGTTTCGACTGAGCCCGAAATGGACAGGTATGGGGTTTGGCGGCATACCTCAGTCCATTATGCGCAAAAAAACCCTACGCGCAATGCGAAGTATTGGCGTTGGGCATTGAAGGCCGCGGGCCTGATCAAAGGGACCGCGAAATGACACGAACTGGAAAGGCTCCGCGTTGGGCCAGCAAAACCATGAGAAACCCTCCTGCGCGATTAGGGGGCGAGACCAGGACGAATGCACTGCCGCGGGCAGAACTTCGCGAACGGCGGTACGCTCGCAACAGGGCGGACTTTAAGGCCGCGATGGCCTACCTGGCCCGCTGGCTGGCCTTCCGGTCCCTGATCGGGGGCATGTTCAAGTAGTCGCTTGACAGGCGGCACAATAATCTTTTATAGTCTTCGAACCGGGCGCTGTTCCGGGCATTCAACCCTTTAGAAAGTGAGAAAGACATGTCAATTAAAGTAGCAGAACTGATTGAGCAACTGACCGGCCAGCTGGCGTCCGACGTCGCGGATAAGGTCCGGATGGATATCGACCTGGGGACGTTTATCGCGGAAAATCTCGATTACACGGCCCTCGCTGAAAAGACAATCGCTGAAATGGACATGGACAATGTCGCCAGCGACGTGATGGACCGGCTCGATTACACGGACATTGCCAGCAATCTGGACATGTCGGACTTGGCCCGCGAAGTTTCGGATGAACTCGACCTGGACGATATTGCTGACAACTTGGACGTCGAGAAAATTGCTAGAGCCATCCGAAACAATCACGCGGATGAACTTGCAGTCGAAGTCGCAGAGCACCTCGCTCGCTCTGACCTGTTGCTGGACACCATGGGCCAGATCGCCGATGACCGGATTGCGTCGGTCACCGATTTTTTGATGCCCGAGGCCCGGCGGGAAGTCCTGGCCGCGGACGTAGCGGACCGGCTCAAGCAAAGTGAGGACATGCGGGACTTTGTCGGGGAGATTACTCGACAGCTGGTGCGCAAGGAAGTTCGCTCGCTGTTTATCGACCTGGTTAAGCTGATGACCAGTCCGGAACAATGGCGCGGGGCTGCCCAGGAGGGCCCGGTTGACCTGGGCGAACTCAGGCTTGAACCCGTTCAGTCGACTTGACCAGCTGCGCAACATTAGTTTATTGTTCGAACACGCCGGGCGCGTTGCCCGGTTCAACTCAGAAAGGGATAGCAAAATGGCTCATATGATCGATGAAACTACCGGACGCGCTGCAATGGCCTATACCGGACATACCCCATGGCATGGCCTGGGCCGCGCACTAACCGCTGGGGCCAGCATCGAAGAGTGGACACGCCAGGCGGGCCTGGAATATTCCGTCCTGGAGTCCGCGGTGGAATATCAGACCCCGGCCGTTACTGGTCACCAGGTATGGCCGGCCCGCAAAGTCCTGCATCGCAGCGACACGGGCGCACCGTTGGCCGTGGTCAGCAAGGATTACCACGTGGTGCAGCCCGCCCAGGTAATGGATTTTTTTGCTCGCCTGGTCGACGTCGGCGGATTTCAGCTGGAAACCGCGGGCGCACTGTCGGACGGGAAGCGAGTGTGGGCCCTGGCCCAGGTCGGGGAGGCTGCGCCAGTCCTGGACGGGGACCTGGTCAAACCTTACCTGCTCCTGGGCACGTCCTATGATGGGACTATGGCCACAATCGCGAAGTTCACTGCGATCAGGGTTGTGTGTAATAACACGATCACGGCCGCGGTTGGCGGATCGGTTAACGGCCGCGGGGTAAAGGGCGAGGCGGAGACTTCGAAGGGTTACCTGAAGTCGGCCGTGCGAGTGTTGCACTCGGAGCGATTCGACGCCG